GCTTGAGGCGGATCATTTCGGGAGGTGGCCGATGAAGTGTGAAGTGGCCACGTTGCGGGCTTTGCCGTAGGTGGCAGGGTCGAGAATCCGCAGGGCGTGGGCGCATTCCTCAAGCACCTGATCGATGGGCATGGTGAACTGCTTGGTGGCAGAGCTGCCCGCCTCGTTCCAGGTCATCAGGGTCTTGCCCTCGATGAGGAATCCCTTCGCCCGCTGCTGGATGGCGAGCACCTCGGAAATCGTGAAGCCGGTGATGAAGAGTCCGCGTGCCATGAGTTATTTCCCTTTCCAAGTGGCATTGCGCCCTCTGGTGTCGATGTGGACGAAGCCGGACGATGGATAGATGCCGAGACCTCCCACAAACTTCCCCGCCTTGCGCCATTTGAGCAGCCGATCATAGACGCGCTGAGGGCTGATACCGTCGAAAGTGATGTCGAGAGCGGTGAACTCAAGATGCTGGCTGGATGATGCGCCCCCGACCGCCTTGTTGTAGCCGGGCGAGCGGTAGGAACTCAGGATGGTGCATGACCTGCCGAATGAATCGCGAAGCTCGTCCACGATGCGAAGGGCGGGCACGATGTTTTTCCAGATGCGGCGCGGAGGCAGGCTGTTTTTCGCACCCTTACGCTCGCGGGCAAAGTAGTTGGTGAACTCAGCCGCCCCGAAGTTCCGAAATCCCTGGGAAGCAAACCAATCGATGAACGAGTTCATGGCTTACTTGGAGGTGCGCGGCTCGACGATGATTTCAACGCGGCCGTCAGGGCGAACCTTGATCACACCGTCCTTGCTGATGAACTCGCCGGTGATGGCGGGCGCATGGGTGCAGGACGGCAGCAGGAGAGACAGGGCGGCGGCGAAACAAATCGTAGTTTTCATGATACCCCGTCCGGAGTGTCAACGAGCACGTTCCCGCAATCCGCAATTCGGACACTTTACAAAGCCCAAATTGCAATGCGAAGATGTTAACAAGCGAATGAATTTGCTCAAAAAAAGTTTCAAAGATGAGTTCAGAAATTACCAAAGATCCTGAAGTGACACGACTTTTCTATGCCGCATTCAAAGAAGCTGCGTCGGAGCTGAAAAATCACCCAGCCATCAATTCAATCGGTTTCTCCCCAGTTATAGCGAAGAGGGCACGGGAAATTTTACGGGAAAGACACGGCATTGAACTGCCGGAACCGCAAATAGATCCCATGGATCGCATGCGCGGGATAATGCGAAACTGAATGCACGACCATGAGCGCGATTCACCTGATCAAGAAGAACGATCCAAGCCTGCCACCGATCAAACCCGCTAAAGAAATGGGGGATGGCGTTTTTTCGAGTGGTGATTGGCTTCTATCGGAAGCCCGCGCGAATTCGATGATCGGTGCGGAAATATTCTTTCACAGGTCACAGAAGAAACCATCGTTCTTTGGTGGCGTTATTACAAAGGTGGAGAAATCTTCTGTTCCCGCTAGGTTCGTCTTCTTTTTCATTTACGACCCCCAATGCCGCGGGGTCAGCACATCAAGCGATGGCTGGGCTATGACCATGAAGTTTGTCCCATGATTAAGGTTGCGCGTTTTCCTCCCTCTCGGTTGGTTGCAATTCAATCGCCTCACGTCCGACGATCTTGAGCATGGTGGCAGCGGCTACCTGCATACTCTCCGCATCCCAAAGGTGGTTGGCACGAGACCCGATGCGTTCCCACAGCCACTTGCCGTTCTTCTTGATGCGGTGCTCGCTTTCCATCTGGGCGAGGTAGTCCTCGTCGATGTCGTCCGGCACCTCCCACACCGGCCCGTTGTCCGGGTTCTGGTTGCGGCGCAGGCGGGCGAGCGTGTCCTTGATGTTGAGGTTCGACCAATAAAACACCGAGCACGATTGGTCGCGACCTAGCACCACCTTGCGGCGCGGTGAGTAGAACCGCTCCACGGATTTGCGACCCTTCACCTTGTGCGTGAACGTGGCTCTCCTGTCGCCCATCAGAGCCGTCCATCCATGAGCCGCGCATTCCCGATAGACGTCGTAGGTGGCGTATCCCGCATCGATGAAGACGAGGTTCGGATGAATGCCAAAACGCTCCTGCACGGTTTCCACGTCGGTGTAGGTGAGCACACGTTCGTTCCAGATCAGTCGGCTCGACCCATCTTCGGCCCAGGCGCGGACGACCAGAAAGAGGTGATCCATCTGGCAGTCCACCGTGAGGATTCGCAAGGGGCAGGCGCAGGGTTGGCCGGATGGAACTAATCGCCCATGAGCGTCCACACCCGCTTCGCCGTCCCACGTTTCGCCTTTGAGGTAGCTGCCGGGAACGATGTCCAAGCGGTAGTCTTCGAGATACTCGCGCCACGCCAGAGCCAGTCGTTTTTGATAGAATTGTTGAATCAGGCTCACGTCGCCTTTGCGGGCGGCGGCTTTGGCGCGGAGGTAAAGTTCGGCCAACCGTCCCCAGCTCATGGCGCAGAGGGCGTTCCAGTGGAATCCGGCATTTTCCTTCGGGGCTTTCGGGTTCGTGGTCACGTAGCAACCCGTGTTGTTGAGTTCGCGGCGGGTGCGGTCGCTGTCCTCGAAGTAGTGGTTGCACGAGACGCAGTGCATGGTGGTGGTGTCCCTGACTTGCTGGAAATCCCATTCGCCGGATTCGTCGCGGGCGTCTTTGCTCCATTCCACCTGTTCCCACTTGAAAGGTTGGCGGTGGTGGCAATGCGGGCAGGCGAACGTCCACTCGCGCATGCTGGTGGTTTCGAACTTACGGTGGGTGTCGTCGTCCTCCTCGCCGCCTTGGGACATGAAGAGGCATTTTCCCAGCCATCCGAACGCGGTGACACGGGCTTCCGCCTCTGCCATGTGACCGTTTTTGTAGCGCCATGTCTCATCGCAGACCAACCAACGAATCGACCGGCGCTGGAGGTTGGTTTTGTTGTTTGCACCCAGCACCCACAGCGTCATGCCATTGGCGAAGTGGATCGTGTTGTTGCGTTTCTTGTGGCGGTTGGCTGGGTAGAGCGCCTTCACCGGCTCGCATTCATCGAAGAGCTTTTGCAAACGGCTCTCGCTTTGGTCCTTCGCGTCATCGTCGGTCTGGTCGAGCCACAACGTCGGGCCTGGATGGTTGGCAATGATGTGGGCGAGGCCGAGTTCGCCAACGCTGGTTTTGCCGCTCTGGATCGAGGCGATGATGCTCACCACACGGATCTTCGGATCGACGAGAGCCTCCATCGGTTCGCGCATCCATGGCGAGTTGGCTGAACGAAACCTGCCGGGGATGGGCGAGTAGGGGATCGAGGTGATGTGTTCCTCACACCATGCCCACGGGGGACGACGATCTGGTGGTCGCCATGCGTTGCGCCAGATTTGTTCGAGTCGTTCACGTGGGGTGGAGCCGGTCATTCTCCCTGGTGGAAAATCGTCAACACCTCATCGATGGCGGCGCGGGCTTCCTCCTGGATCCCGGTGGCGTCGAGACCCGATAGGATGGGTGGGAGTTCCTGTTCGAATTTTTTGCGGAGCATCGAGGCGGCCTGCGCGATCAGTTCGGTCCACGCTTGCCGCACCTCATCAATTGCCACGAAGTCCCCACGCTTGATCCCGAGGCGCAGTTCCCTCTCCTCCACCTCAGCGAGTAGCTTACGTGCCTTGAGCGAGGTTTCGACGTCGGCGGCATCTTGAGTGGGAGGTTCGCCGCCTTTCAGGTCGTTGCGCCGCATGAACTCACGCCATGCAGCCACGTCGTGCGTGCCATTGGCGGCGGCTTTCGGGGCGTCCTTGCGCTTTTTCCATGCGTTGAGTAGCTGGCGACTGACCCCTAGAATGGCTGCTAAGTCAGCGAGATTTGTTGCGGTAGGTGGGGCTGCTCCTGTGCCGGTTGCCATTGATTGCAACATCGCCCGCTCGCCACGGGTGAGCTTTCCGCCTTTCTGCACACGACCAACCAAGTTGGCGAAGTCGCGGGAAAGCAGCTTTTTTGCAATGTCAGGTGATACGGGTTCCATCCGCAGCTTGCGGACACGTCAACCGGGGATATTATTTTTTGATTCGTAACCTGCTGTGCATCTGGCAGTAACCTGACCGCATCAAAAAACCGGTTATGGCAGACGATCCATCAAAAGAAAACAATCCGAAGCTCCCGCTACGTTTTCGCGCAAGCTTGCCCGCTTTTCCCGATGCCGTTCCGATCACAGCCAAGGAATACGAGGCCCTCACCAAGGAGAAAATTGAGGCGAGCAATGGGACAGACCTCAAAGCGCTCTACAATCTCTCCACGTTTTACTCCCAATGCGGACGGCTTGAGGATGCTGAGGAATGCATTCTCAAATTGCTCGCGCTGAAAGAGAATCCCAGCGATACAGCAATGCACTTGCTCCAGCTTGGGCAGATTGCAGAGCGTCGGAATGACTATGAGCTTGCCATCCATCACTACCGGCGTGGCCTTGAAGTCGGTCCCACCCTAAAATTTGCAGAGTATTTTCTGAGAAATAACCTCGGCTACTCCCTTTTGACGAAGCGTTGCTACAAGGAGGCGAAACCCCTGCTGGAAGCGGCCATTCAAATTGACCCTG